CCCATAGTTTTTTTATTTTTTTAAAAAGCGTTTATTTAATTTTAGACATTAAGTCTTTCATCCTACTAAATTGTGGGTTTTCGTAAACTTTTGATTCCAATAATTTACCTCCACTAGTAGGGGTTTTAGTAATTTTACTTTCAACTGACTCAGCAATTGTTTTTGTAGGTTTTTTAACTACTTCCTGAGAAAGTTCTTCTTTGATTACCTTATACAACTCTTTTGAATCTTTTAATGATTTAGTACCATCAAAACGTTTCAAAATGTTGATTTTTTCCTGCTTGGTAGTTGAATGTTCTGTAAACAGACGTGTCACGTAAGCTAAATTTGAATTAAACACACCTACTTCATTCAATTTATCTTTAAAAGTTGTTAAGGCTTGTTTGTACTCACCATTCTTCACCTTTAAAGTTTCTACCTCTTCTTTAAGAAGATTATAGGACTTTCTAATACGACTTTCACCTAAGTTACGATTGTTAGTGATAGCTTTTCTAATTCCAGAAGGTTTGTGTTTACCACCAGACTCTCTTCCGAACCCTAAAGTTCTCGAAGCTTCATCCATTTCACCTTCATAGTCTTTATAATGACCACCTTTTCCATATTTTCCTCCGCCTACGACACCACTTTTAGTTTTGTGTCCAGCTTTGTCCATATGTCTATGATAATCTTTTTTATTACCACCCCAATCAGAGTCTTCACCGAGTTCACCTTCATAGTCCTTATAGTGACCACCTTTACCGTATTTGCCGCCTCCGACATCTCCAGCTCTATGTTTTACACCACCAGAACTTTTTCTTTTGTACTCGTGTTTATTCTCACCCCAATTTGCGTCTTCCCCCATTCTTTGTTTTTTAATATCCGAATCTACACCGATTACCTCAGAGTCTCTACCATCAAATTCATCTCTGTCTTTGTGGTCTTCTTCTTCATAATCTTCAGACAATTCAATTTCATAAACAACTTCTTCATCCATATAAGCTTCGTCAGTTTCATGGTGTAATTCATCCATTTCCATTTCGTCCATGTCTTTTTTACCATAATGACCTTCTTCCATGTCCATTTCGTCCATTTCTTTATCCATCTCATCCATGGTTTCCATTTCTGAAACTTCTTTGGTTTCTTTGACTGCTTTTTTCATTGTTTTTGATTTTTTTTCTTCGTCTAGTTTAATGATGTATTCAGTGTCATTAGTAGTATCGGTTAACTCGATTTCTTCATCGTCTTTTTGGATGATGATTCCATCTTCGTCTCCCATTGCTTTAAATACTTTTAACACTTCTTCATCGGATGCTAATGTTAAGTCTAGAGGTGGCAGTTCAGGCAACTCTTCAGTTTCTGTCTCGTCCTCAATATCAAGTTCTATATCATCTTCCATATCATCTTCCATGTCCATTTCCATTTCGTCATCGTCCATGTCGTCTTCTATGTCAATAATATCAACTTCTTCTTCTTCTTGCTCCTTCAGGTAATCGTCTTCGTTCAACGATTCTTTTACTAATTCATGAATTTCTTCCTTCATTGTAGAAGAAAGTATTTCTTTT